CCCAAGCAAGTATTACGGCGTATGTAACGCTGATTTCATCTAAGAATAACTCTCAACACAACACAACAAGGAAGAACTAGCATGCATGATTTAGTATTCAACGAACAAGGCAACGCGCTCATGGTGTACCGTGACCGTGGCGGTCAAAGTCTGCCATGGCATAGGGAAGGCACCGGTATTAGTGAACCGATTACACTTGAGCAGTTAATCCCGCTATGCGGCTTCGGGCGTGAAATTAGCCTGGTTCCCGCCTGCTATTGGGATAACAAAGCACAGGAAGTGAAACGTATCCCCGAGAGATTCGCGGTCACCGATGATGCCGGGCGGTGCCTAGGCATAGTTGGAGCGCAGTACACTGTTCTACAGGATTACAAGGTGCTTACAGCGCTTCGCCCATTGGTAGATAACCTCGGGTATACAGTCGAGACTGCCGGTATGCTGCGAGCTGGAGCACAGACTTGGGTACAATTGGGTGCAGACCTAGTAGCCGATGTAAGACCAGGCGATGCCGTACGTGATTATATCCTAGCAGCAAATGCGCACGATGGTTCGCGAGTATTCGAACTGGGCAATACTAGAACACGTGTGGTCTGTTCTAACACGTTAGCGGCTGCAAGGCATGAAGGGAAGCTAGCAAGGCTACGCCATAGCGGCGACATTGAAGGCAAGGTGGACCAACTGGTAGCGGTATACAAGCACTGCTTTGAGCAAGATATCGAGCTATGGAAAGCGTTTGCAGGTAAAGCCGTGTTCCAAAATACGCTTGATAACTTCCTTGATAAGTACGTCGGACCAAAGAAGGAAAAAGGGCGCGCAGGAAAGCGAGAGCGAATTGTTGAGGCGTTCGAATCTGGAACTGGTAACGGCGGAGGTACTCTCTGGGACCTGTACAATGGAGTTACCGAGGTAATCACGCACAAGGGCAACGATGGACAAGGTGCGGCGAAAGCACTACGTAGCACGTGGTTTGGCGCAGGTGCGAAGAACATTCAGCGAGCTAGTAACATCATTACGAGCATGCTTTGAGCATAACTCTCAAGGAAGCAATCGTGTACACAGGCGGACTGAGCAAGCCAAGTAAAATGCCTGGCTATGCTTATGGCCTACCTGCCAAGAGCTGCAAGATAGGAGCACAGCTAGCGAAGGAACCGGGTACGGTATGCAGCGCCTGTTATGCACTGAAAGGAAACTATGTTCGATTCAAGAATGTTGCGCTAGCACAGGAGAGGAGATTGGCTAGCATTGGTAAACCAGGGTGGGCCGAGAACATGGTACGACTCATCGAGCACTACTCGCCTGAGGTATTTCGTTGGCACGATTCGGGCGATATCCAGAGTGCCAACCATCTGAGGCGTATTGTGAACATTGCAACCGCGCTACCTGGTACGAAGTTCTGGCTACCGACAAGGGAAGTTCACACGGTACGTGTGTTCATGACGAACAATAGTGTACCAAGTAACCTGTGCATACGTGTAAGCGCACTAGCGCTCGATACAAGGGCTGCGCCAAAGTATGCCGGGCTGGCAGGGCTTCCGACTAGTACCGTGCATAAGAACGCGCTACCGATTGCAGGTAAGGGCAACTTAGCTTGCCGTGCAAACGAGCGCGATGGAACTTGCGGGAACTGCCGAGCATGCTGGGATACGAGAATTGACAACGTGAGCTATCCGGCGCACTGATAAACAAATAACCAAGGAGATACGACTATGGAGATTCGACGATTTGAAGGTAAGAGCTACACGAAGCGAACTTCGGGTACAATCAAGGAAGGCGACTTATGGGAATCGGCAGGCCAGCTATCGTACTGCTCTGCGTTGGTCGGTGGATTTGCAGAACACACACACGAGAGCTGTTCAGTCTGGCGACCGTGCCAAGTACGCGACGTGAGCACAATCGATGCAAAGCACTTTGAGCTAGCGAACGAGCTAATCAATCTGCTCCAACAAGAGGAACTGTGCAACCTGGCACTAGATAACAGTGCCGACCGCATCACGCTAGCTTTTGCGTTGGTCAATAGCGGATTGGTGGTGAAGGCCGAATAATCGCTGTCAAGTAAATAACGCTACCGAATTGCCCCAGTTGGTTTAACCACCGACTGGGGCATTTTTGTGTGCCAATATAATGACGCACTGCGTTAGTAGTACTGTGCAGTATAGTGCTAAGTGTGAACAAACGTTCACAGTATGACACGAATGTCGTGGTATGACAATGATGTCATAGCTGGCACACACACTCACCTACATGCAAGTGCAATCTTTACGTACGCAACCCTTGCACCTGTGGTCTGCGAACCCCTGGCATGAACCTTGCCGGTGTGGTGTACGAACCCCGGCGCACCTGGCATACATCGTGCCGGTGGGTACTGCTATACCCAGTAGAAAGTACTTGACAACTGAAGTAGACGTGGTTACGCACACTTAGAGCATGTCAAGGTTTATCTCACTTATTCACTAGGGTGTGCCGTCTCCGGTAAAAGTTGCAGGGGGGCGGGTACCCCCGCAGGATTTGCGTGGCATGAAAGTTGCTGTCTCTGTCAAATTCTACTAGTAAAATCACTTTTCCCTAGCCCTACATAGTAAAGCGACCTTTACTTTATACGTAAGTACCTGTACTGTATGATTTGCTTGCAAATCATTCTGGTTACTCGTACTACGGTTCTTGCTTCCGTCTAAGGGCTATAATTATGGAAGTGAACGTAGTGAACTAACACTAATTATAGTAATGTTACCCACCCGCCCAACCGATACTCATCTTATTAGCTAATGAAGTTATCAATACTTACAGAATAGTTTACTTCTTATGTACGATTTCTCTTTACTTTTAGCCAAAAATATGATACTATATTAGTATATAGCAGTTGATGTGTAGCTAAGACGTAAGCAGGAACCGGTACTCTGGCGAGTACGTTGTTACTTCGGAAAACACTTCGTTACTTCCTTGTAACAATTTGTATATTAGGTTCCTTTGATTACTTGGAGTTATTCACAGCAATTGCGTGGTTACGTTCACCGTAACTACTGATCACGTAGACGCACTCACAAAATATGATTGAGAACACACCCAGGTGCAGATTATGTGGACATCAACTTAAGGCCGAATCGGGCTGCGATGTGTGCCTGCCAGTTAAGTCAAGTCTGGTCTGGCCCGTCATAACAGATAAGGCTTCCGAAACATCGGCCCAGTCTGTTATCAGCACCACTCTCCGCGTTACCCGCCGACGCATGAGCCGACTTGAGAAGGCCATAGGTAACGAGGGCGCAGACTACGATTCACGGTTCACACGGGATCTGGCTAGCCTCAGCCGCACGCTAAAGGAACTCGCCGCAGAACAGCGCAAGCTCGAAGACCGCGAGGAAGCAAATTACGCCCGACTAGGTATCGAGGGCAAGATGGACCTCATGGTATCCGAGTTCTTTGCACAGCTCCCCGAGGATTTCCAGGTACGGCTGCTAACGAAGATGCGCGAAACGTACAACAAGCAGAACGCTAGCTTACTTCCCGAGGGTTCTTCCGATGAGTAGTGATATCAACCCTACCTGCGAGGTGTGCTCCACAGCGGTTCTAACACCTCCCAAGCACAAGCGCATGCCTACCCCCAAGCTTTGCACTGCATGCCGTAAGGCGCGCTCAAAAGCTGTTCTCGAAGCAGCTAAGCAACGCGCACGAGAAGCACTGAACATTGACTAGCAAGACAGGAGTACAATTTCGAGAGCTAGACCTAGATAACAAGTCTGAGGTCGGCTTCGTATACAAGTCCTGGCTAGGTAGCTACAAGAACCACGCCGGGGTTGTACCGTACGCTATCTACCGAGAACTATACCAAGGTTTGCTCGATCGGATCATTCGCCGCCCTGGCTGTATGGTCGTGATGATCACACACCCGACCGATGACAACTTTCTCTTCGGCTTTGCCGTAGTCGAGCGCGATTCGCCCACACTTCACTACCTGTACGTCAAATACGAGTACAGAAAGCGCGGAGTTGCCACCGATACATTGAAATTCCTTGGTATTGGCCCTTCCGACGAGTTCATTTACACACATAGCACCAAACTAGGACGAGATTTCCTAAATAAGCGTGGCGGGCGCTGCAAAGAGCAGTTTGTACGCGGCGACCTACCGTAACATGCGAATTAACCTCGATAAAATCGAAACTACCGACAAGATCAACGGCCTTGGCCTAAAACGCACCATCGATAGCAAGCAGTACAAAGAGTTATACCTCGATACCGATCTTGGCTGCTACGTAGTGGTTCGCAAGGATTCCGATAGCCCCGATAGCAAATATTCAGGCCGGATCTTCGTAGAACGCAGTTCGGTAGCATGCGCACAGATTTCCCGCGATTCAGTACCAAAGCATCAGCCCATCGGCACGCCCGACGAGCTGGATACGCCTTCCGGTACGAAGCGCAAATCAAGAACACAGGCCACGTCGAAAAAGGCCCTAACCGAGAAGATCGCAGCTCGCAAAGCTGCCAAGGCTGAGTAGGTTCAAGCACCTAGTCGCAGGACTAGCCGATGCGGCAAGCACCGATCGCCGCGACCTCGATACCAAGACAGCAGCCCGAATGCTGGCCCGGCTGTTCAAGCAGCAGGCCGATTTCGTTCTCGACCGTAGCAGGCGTAAATCAGCGCTCTGCCCGAGGCGCTCCGGTAAATCGTTCGCATGCCTGGTACTGATGTGCCGCACCGCGTTAACAAAGCCCGGTGCCGTGATCGAATACATCTGCCTTACCCGTGGACAAGCCAAGAAGAACCTGTGGCGACATCTCAAAGGGTTCAACGACACCTTCGAGCTGGGCCTAGACTTCCACGAGACGAACCTTACCGCTACGTTCCCCAATGGTAGCTTCATCGAGTTCATGGGCGGAGAAACCCGCCAGGAGTGCGAGAAGTTCCGTGGGCAATCGTTCGACCTCATCGTAATCGACGAAGGCAAATCGTTCCAGTGCGACGTGCTCGACGAGCTGATCGAAGAGATTCTCAGCCCGGCGCTTTCCGATCGCTTCGGTGTTCTAGCCATGATCGGCACACCGGGCAACATTCTTGCAGGTCCTTTCTACGAAGCAACCTCCGAGTACGATCCTACATCGGAACGGAAGCGCTCACAGAAACCACGCCCGTTCACCGAGAAGGAACTGTTCAAGAAGAACAAGTGGCGTTGGAACTGGAGCTTTCATTCGTGGCACACGAAGCACAACACGGCGATGCCACACATCTGGCTCGACGCGCTTGAGCAGAAGGAAAACCGGGCAATCCCCGATACGGATCCAGCCTGGCTACGCGAGTGGATGGGTAAATGGTGCCCTTCCGATTCACTCATGGTTTACAGCTTCAGCAGCGAGCTGAACGAGTACGACGGCGAGTTACCCGAGGGCCACACCTGGCAATACCTGCTAGGGCTAGATCTCGGTTACAACGACAGCACGGCCATCGTCGTAGCAGCTTTCTCCGATACGCATCCCGAGATGTACCAGGTCTACGAGTACAAAGCTCCCGAGCTTACCTTCGACCAGATCGAAAAGCAAGTGCGCCGAGTACAGAAGAAGTTCCCCGAGCTGAATGCCATGATCGCCGATACGGGTGGACTAGGCAAGACAATCGTTGAATCGTTGAAGGAACGCGGCCTCGGTTTCGAAGCTGCAGAAAAGCGCGACAAACTGGACCACATCGAGCTAGTTAACTCGGATCTGCGCGGCGGAAAGATTAAGCTACTCCCCGACAGTTCCCTAGCGGCAGAAATGAAGCTGCTCCAATGGACCGATAGCACTTACCGCAAAGAGAACAAATCCACCGATAACCACTGCTGCGATGCTTTCCTCTACCTTATCAGGTACGCGTACCACAACTTCTGGGAACCGGCAATCGTTCCCGCCGAAGAAGGCACGCCCGAGTACCACACGGCTTGGGAAGCACACGAACTCAGCAACATGCTAGCACAACACAGCCGAAGCGCCGAAGACAGCGAAACACTGGATACCGTCTTTGACAGCTTCAACCTCGATGGCGTATGGATGAACTAGAACAACTGCTCACTACACTAACACGGTTTGGCGTCGAGTACTACAAGAGTGCCGATATCGAGCTGCGCCTTGCTACGGCGCGACCTCCTGAGCAAGCAGAGGGCGACTTCGAAGTCGATTTCTCCGGTATCCAGTTCCCCGATGAATCGGATGGTGATGTAACGCCCTACGAGGAACTCTAATTGTCGGCGTTCTCCGATATCGAGCGCGAGTTCGACCCGTTCTGGTACCTCGCACCCGACGAGAACATCCACGAGAAGGTGATCCAGGCCGCGCAAGGCATCGAGCAAGACCAGAGCACACTGCGCGAAGCATGGAAACGGTACGCGCGTGCGTACAGTAACCGCGACGAGATGGGGCTAGATTGGTCCATCGATAGCTCTCGCGAGTTCGACAAGAATTTCGTTACCGAGAACGTTGTAAAAAGCGTAATCGATACCGCTGCAAGCATCATCGCCAAGAACAGGGTGAAGGTTCGCGTTCTTACGAACGGTGCCAAGTTTACCGACCAACGGCGTGCGCGCGGACTAGAGAAGTTTGTCTACGGCGAAATGAAAGCCCGTGACGTATGGGAAACCAGCCCTCTCGTGTTCCGCGATGCTTGCATTTTCGGCACAGGCGTACTGAAGATCTTCGACAAGAAGAACAAAGTGTGCATCGAGCGCAGGCTTATCTCGGATATCTTGGTCGATGAGCGCTCGGCAATCGATGGGAAACCTCGCGAGCTGTTTGAACGTTGCCTGCTCGATAAGGAAGTACTGAAGGGTATGTACCCGAAGTTCGCCGACGAGATTGAACTCGCCGCAACACAACGCGAATGGGCCGACCACGACATCCCGAAGAACCAGGTTGTAGTAGTCGAAGCGTGGCGACTTGCTTCCGACGGTAAACCAGGCCGACACGCAGTCTGCATTCAGGGCTGCACACTTGCTTCCGAGAAGTACAAGCACGAGTACTTCCCGTTCGTATTCTTCCGATGGGACGGACTACCGATCAGTGGTTTCTATGGCCTGGGCCTTGCCCGTGATCTGCACGGCATCCAGACCAGGATCAACCAGCTTAACGTTTTCATCCAGCGCTGCCAGGACCTTATCGCCGTACCGCGGGTATTTGTCGATATGGCCAGCAAGCTTATCAAGGTACAGCTCGACAACAAGATCGGAGCGATCATCCCCTACCGTGGGAAACCGCCCACCTTCTTTACACCGCAGGCGCTTAACTCGGAGATCTACGACTACAAGGAGCAGCTCAAGCGTTCGGCGTTCGAGTTCGCAGGCATCAGCCAGATGTCGGCGCAAAGCCTGAAACCGGCTGGACTAGAAAGTGCCGTCGCACTGCGCGAGTTCAACGACATCGAAACTAACCGCTTTATCATCCAAGCACAGCGCTACGAGCGTATGTACACTGCAGTTGGCGAGATGGTTATCCGCATCGCTAAGAACGCATTCAAGCGCGGTACCGATATGCGTACCAGCTTCCCCGACACGAACACGGTAGAGCAGATCGACTGGTCGGACGTGAACCTAGAAGACGACCGCTTTTCCCTCGATATCCAACCGGCAAGTCTGCTCAGCATGTCGCCGAGCGCACGACTACAAGCGGTGACCGAGCTAGCACAAGTTGGCCAGCTAGATAAGGCCGAAGTGCGCTACCTACTACAACACCCGGATCTGGAGCAGAGCAACAGCATTGCGTACGCCGATTACGTGAACATCACACGTACCGAGGAAATGCTGCAGGATATCGAAGCCGTTTACCGCCCACCGGAACCGTTCCAAAACCTGGACCTCGGCCTACGGCGCATTCAGTTGCTTTACCAGCAGCTTCAGAACGACTACGAGGACGTACCTGAGCAGGTATATGAGAACATCCGATCTTGGGTTTCCCAAGCTAAGACTTTACAAGAACAGGCAATGCAGGCTGGTGCGCCTGCAGCACCTACCGATCCAGCCGCTGCAGCCGGGCAAGCTCCGCTATCCGGCGCAGGTAACCAAACCGTACAAAATCTAGCCGCACCGCTAGCGTAAAAGAACCATATGTCCGATAACGAAAGCACACCTGTAGCAACACCAGCAGTAGCGCAATCCGAAACGCCCGACCTTTCAACCGATAACAGTATCGACGGCCTCCTTGGCGAGTTCGGCGACCTGTTCGGCGGAGCGGAAACGGCGGCGGTAGCAGCTCCAACCGAAGCAGCACCGGCACCGGTAGCACCAGTAACACCTGCAGCAGAAGCAACCCCCGAAGCAACCGAAGCAACGCCCGAGCAACTCAGCCCTTTCCTCGCAGCAGCAAGCAAACGTGAGCGCGAAACACGGGCCGAACTTGAGCAAGCAACCTCGGGAACCGAAGCAGCCGTAGCCGAAGCACGCAAGGAACTACTCGCCGAGCTAGTCGGTAACCCGCAAGCTTTCATTGCTAAGCACGGTATCGAGAATGCCGGCGATCTTGCCCTCGGGTTCTATGTCGCCGAACTGGGCGAAGATGCACCACCCGAGCTACGTGCTCAAGTCGGTATGTCGGATCTGGAGCAGTTCAAGCGCGCCACGGCAAAGCAGTTCGAAGAGATGCGTATCAGCAGCGAACGCCAAGTTATCGAAGCACGGAACAAAGCCGTGATCACACAGTACGAAGGGTTCATTTCCGATATTCCTACCAGCCTACCTTACCTCGCCTCGGAAGCATCCGAGGATGCAACTGAAGTGCTTAGCACAATGGCGCAGGTAGCAGATCACATTTACCAAAGCAAGGGTCAATACCCGAGCGCTACGGAAGTAGCAAGCCTAGAAGTAGCAAGCCTAATCGAGCGTACACTCGAAGCAACAGCAGCCCGTTACCAGGCAGTTAACCGACCACAACCAACACTACCAGCAGCCGTACCAGCCGCACTCAAGACCGTTCCAGTCAAAGAAAAACCAATCACCACTCTTTCAACTGAACACTCTGGCGCATCGGCCAGTGCCGCGACATGCGGCGAGGACGAATGCTTCGACGACGCACTCGACTACCTGAGCACGATGTTTCCATAATCTTGAGGATTACTTAAATGGCTGTCAATATTGTAGGTGCAAACCTAACCGACGGTGGCTCATTCATCTCCCTGATGAAACGCCTCCAACCACAACGCGAAATCAAGCGTCTGTGGGAACTTCAATACCCGCTGCTGGGCAAACTTTCTAAGGCCGACGACTTCGACGGTACTCAGATCGACGTGCCCCTTGAGCACGACCACCCTGCACGTTCACGTAGCTTCACCAAAGCACTCGCGAACCGTTTTCCCAGTAGCTCGGTCAAGTACTCGCTTACCCGCGCTAAGGATTACGCGGTTGGTCGGCTCGATGCAGAAACGATGCACGCAAGTCGCAACGATCGCGGCTCATGGCTGCGAAGTCTGCAGCGCGAGCAAAGCAACACAGTAAAAGCGCTTCAGAAGAATACCGCTATTTCGCTCTACCGTAACCACGGCGGATCGATTGGTAAGATGTCTAGCGTTGTTGATGTCGATGGTACCAACGATGTTCTTGTCCTTGATAAGAAGTCAGATGTCATCAACTTCAGTCGAGGAATGGCCCTCGAATTCTCGGTAGCCGACGGTACCTCCGGTGCTGTTCTTGCCGGTATTGCTTACGTTGCTAAGCTGAACTTCGACCTTGGTTACATCCATATCGCCGCTAGCCCTAGTGCTCTTGGTACCGATGGAAACTACGCCACGATCGTAACCGGCGAATCCGAGACCGAGTACATCTTTGCCGAGGGTGACTTCGGTAACTCCTTCCGTGGACTGGAATCGTGGATTCCTCTTACCAGCCCTGCTTCTGGTGAATCCTTCCTCGGAATTGATCGCTCTGTCGATCCTATGCGCCTTGCAGGCCATCGTCTCAACGATACCAGCATGTCGTACGAGGAGATCATCCAAGAACTGGCTGCACGTGTCGTGTATTCCGGTGGTGGAAACCTCGTGGCTATGATGTCTCCAATTCAGGTGAAGCAGTTCGCCCTTGAGATGGATACGAAAGTGGTCCGAGATCCAGGTGGAACTGGAAAAGGTGGATTCCGTGGAATTTCTATCGATACCGTAGCCGGTACCGTGGAAGTGTTGGGCGATCCTGCCTGTCCCGAGAACCGGTGCTTCATGCTCGACCTGAGCACTTGGAAGTTCCATCACCTCCTTGCGCTTCCGCACCTCGTGGAAGACGACGGCCTTGCTCGTACCCGCGTCACCGATGCAGACGAGATCGAGTTCCGTTACCGCCTGTGGGGAAACCTAGCCTGTACTGCACCAGGTAAGAACGCAGTCGCTGCGCTACCTAGCGCATTCTAAGCAACCCTAACGCGCCCAGCCTGAGCTAGTACTTGGGCTGGGCAATTTTACCAAGACATAGGTGGATGGAGGATTAAATGTCTAACTCAAACAGTATCAAACGACTATCGGGCGGGCCTTTGCGCTCGAACGTTCCCGGTCTGTACGTTCTTGTCGTCGAGATGGAGATCTCAACTACGACTATTACTAGTACAGTACCGACCAACGGAAAACAGGTAACAGTGGCGCATGCCGGAACAGCCGGCGACTACAGCATTACATTCGGCGAGGACTTGAAACCACGCCGCGTTGTTAGCGCACAGGTTATCATCGAAGAAGACCAGGCCGAGGCTAGCGCCAAGTGGACCGGTTACACAAAGAGCACGGGCGTAGGTCTGTTCACATTTTACGATGAGGACGACACTTCCGGTATCGCTGCTGCAGCCAACTTCACTGGAACTGCACAACTTGTGCTGTACTGCTCTAAGACCGATCTGGCCGACGCGTAACAAACATGAGTAAACCAAACCTGCTCAACCTCGTACTGCGCAAGCTGAAGACCGAGGGTAGCTCCGAAGGCTCCGAACAGAAAGCACCAAGTGCCGATGACCTCGAAGCTGCAATGGACGACTTTCAGAACGCAACAAGCGCAACAGAACGAGCGAGCGCATTCCGCGCCGCACTAGAGCTAGCTAAGAGCTAATTAGCTTACCGAGCCGGGCGGTATATCCCGGCTTTTCTTTATGGCAAGCACCGAAACAGCGGAAAACCTAATCACAAGAGCACGTGAGCGCTCCGATATGGAGAACAGCAACTTCGTTAGCTCTGCTGAATGGTACCGCAGCCTGAACACCTGGAACAAGCGGCTGTGGAACAAGCTTGTAAAAGCCGATCCCGACCGCTACACGAAGGAGCAAACGCTGACCGCTTCCGGTAGCACCAAAGATTTCGACGCGCCCGCCGACTACTACGGTACGGTAGGTATTGCCTACGCTTCCGATGGAACACAGGGCCTGTACATCCCTATCGACCGCCTGTTCGGCGACGAAGAGTACAAACTACTCCAGAACGAACCCAGCACGCCAGTCGGGTACACGTTCCGACATAACGACGCAACGCCGACCACACCTACTATTCGCATTCTCCCGCCACCCGACAAGAACTGCATACACAGGTACGTAGTTGCACCGGTCACCCTCGCTACCGATGGAACCGATAGCGCCGAGCTTATCGCAGGTATTTCCGGCTTCGAGGAGTTCATCGTAATCGGAATGGCCATCGATGCAAAGATCAAGGAAGGCAGCTCAGTGGTACAGCTTCGCCAAAGCATGGCCGAGCTTACCCAGGAAATCGACGAGATGGCCGAGAACCGATCCATCGACAGCGCAGGTCACGTCCACGATACAAGGAAAACAGGGCACTTCGATCCAGCAGGCGTACGACCATATGGGCGAATCTACTAAGAACCTACCCGACGACTACCTCGGGAACAACCCGTTCATTCGAGGGGAGCAGTACGAGGTTACCGTAGATACCGACGGCGTAGCTAGTATTCAGACAGACTTCACGCCGCGCGGAGCACTTGTTCTTGAGAGTGACGTGTTCTGCGAGGTTAGCGTTGCTTATACCAGGAACGGGATAGCCAAGCTGCGGTTCACCAGGCTGTGGGAGTTTCTCGAACGACACCACCGTTTGTCGGACGTAGCGTACTTTGACTTCGAAGTCGCCCTCGATGCCTACGACGACTACGAACTACGCATCCTGGGCTACTGGGAAGGCGGGCCTGCCACGGAACCGCTTATCTGGCGTATCAACGAGGCCGATACAGATTCCCTGAGTTCCTGTCATAGTAAGGTCGGCGAAGTACGAGGCATGACCAGTGCAGGTTATGATGGGCTGGTTGCTGCGATGGGCGAAGGTACAGGGGCGAATGTTAGGCTTCGCTCTGAACTTGGGATTGTTCCGGGAAAAACAAAGCTGTTGCTTTCCGAGAACGCCACGTCCGACACGGGCTTTGATGCCGACACGAACAGGTACACAGTCGGTGGTAAGTTCGTAGCCGAAGGGGAGTACGATCGAGTACGCAGTGTAGGCTTGGCCTGTTACGCCACAGGCGAAGGTACTACCCCGTACATCCTCACCGATAGCCACTTCGACCTCTACCGCAAATCGCAATTCAACAAAACTAAAATCAAAATCTGGGTATACTAAATGGCAATCGGATCAGACTTAGGGATTACCCTACCAACGCAGGGCGGGAACACGGGAACGTGGGGTACCGATCTCAACACGGCACTACAGAGTATCATCGATGCCGTCGAAGGGCAGGTACCGAGCAGCGCACTTGATTTCTCGGCAGATTTCGAGCTAAACGATTACGGACTAATTGAGGTACGTGCGGTAGCTTTCTCGCAGCAAACTGCCGTTACAGACCTGAACAGTCTGTACTTCAAGACCGATGGCGATCTGTATGCGCGCGACGGTGCGAACAACGAAATCCAAGTCTCAAGCGCCGGTTCACTAAACATCGCCTCGGGCGGGGGATTGGGCGATTCTGGCGGTAACTACGGAACGGGTGGAATTACCTTCGACTGGGACGGTACGATCTACAACGCGCTCGATGGTTCCGGTACCGACGACTACACTGCAGTGCGCATGAGCGAACTACAGCTCCAAGACGGCTCAAGCAACCAGCTAACGTTAACTGTTCCCAGCTTATCGGCTGATTACACGGTTACCTTCCCTAACGCGGTTCCCGCTGCGCTGTCGTTACTGCAGATCGATGCAGCCGGAGCACTGTTCTACTCGAACACTGTGACCGACGACATCACGCTTTCAAGCGGTGCCTCGATCTTGCACGGCGACCGCAACTTGCAGCTCTCGGCATGCTCGGGTATTTCCGACGCACCTGGTGGTGTTTGGTATGGCAACGGTAGTGGGCTAATCACGGCAGGCAACGCGAGCACCAACTGGTATATTCCGATCCCGCTCCCAGCCGGTAAGCGCATCAAGAGTATCGATATCATGGGCTCGGGCGGCGACGGCAGCGCCAAAGTGTTTACCCTGTACTACCGCACTGTACTGCTAGCGAGTAGCATCGGGTCAAAGTCTGTTACGACTACAGGTACGTTCACACAAACGCTCACCATGACAGCACACACGATCGCGTCAAACGAGGCAATCCTTCTGAAGTGCGACTTCGCCCACGCCAGCGATACCCTTAGTCTTATCAGCGTAGTCTACGACGCGGTATAAACAACATTGACCTTACAATGGACAACACTCGATGTACCGCTCGGTGCGGGCATCGATACCAAAACAAACGAGAAGCTTCTCAAGCCTCCGTTTGCCGCCGACCTTTCCGACGCAATCTTTCCTGCGAGCGGAGCCGATGGTTACGAGACAAGGCCCGGGTACGACCGTATTCGCACCAGCACTGAGGTCGATAGTATCGATGCACTAGTTACTCGCGACGAAGAACTACTGGTCGTAGCTTCGAACAAGCTGTATGCCGTAACCGAGCTAGCGAACAACGTAGACCTACTTGAGCGCGGCGATATGCTCTCGATGGCCGTAAAGCAAAGCACCCTTGATACGAAGTCTAGCAACCAAACGCTGGGCCAGGTTATCACGCATGGCGGAATTCGAGTTCACTGTTGGCTTGATTCGGCAACGAGTACTGTCCAGTACTCGGTAGTCGATGCTACCACAGGTAGCGTAATCTCCGAGAACACCAGCCTTGCAAACAGCACTAAGGCTAAGCTCGCCAAGGCCGGTAACGCCATCTTGGTGATCTACTACAACAGCAGCTCGACCAGTATTCGCGCCACGATTGTACCAACGTACGCACCGGGGAGCACCTCCGATGTAGAACTGCGCTCCGATGCGGCAACTAGTGGTCTGTTTGATTGCGTAGAGGTCGATAGCTCACTGCAGAAGATCTTCCTTGGGTTCCACAGCAGCGCTTCGAATACGTGCTACGGCTGCCTGGTCGATGAAGCAGGTACGGTAACGCAGGCAAATGCTATCGGTGCGCTCATACCTCAGTGCCTGGCCGTGTGCTCCGATGGGAACAACCTGAACTTGGCGATGTCGAACGGACTTCGCGTAGCTATCTACCAGAATGTCGGCGGCGGGTTAACTGACCTGAGCAGTTGGACCGAATATCTAACCATACGCGCTAGCGTTATTGATATCGCCTACGTTGCAGAAACAACGCCCGGCCAAGCGGCAGCAGACCGGAAGCAATACCTTTGGCTTACGATTAGCGCAGCAGTAGATTACATCGAAGTAACAGAGAAGGATGGCGTATCGGCGGCGGGAACAGGTTTCGCAACGCCCAGCTATACACTTTACCGCAGTACGGTTGCAAGCGGCGCATTCCTAATCGATAACGTCGGCTATACCCACGTCTCGTACGATACGGCACTACAGCGTGCATACTTCCTTGTTTCAGCTAGCGGACTTGTTCACGCAAAGTGCTGTGTAACGACTGGTTACGGTGCTGCAGTTGCAGGTCATCTTCCCCGCGTTATCGATAACACATGGGCACCGGTCTACCGTGAGCACTTGGAACTAGACCTCGATCCCGATGAAGTAGAAACGATCGGCGATGTCTACGCGCAGAGCGGGCTAAAGCTAGTAGAGTACAACTTTGATGCAAAACCTAGCGCAGTACAATACGGTCGGGCAGCCTATATCAACAGTGGCGTGCTCTGGCAGTACGACGGTTCGGTACTAGTCGAGCAGGGCTTTCATATCTACCCGGAAGGCATCACGGCTGTTACTGCTAACGGTACCGGTTCGATGGCCTCAAGCACGACCTACGGCTACCGCGTGTACTACGAGTGGACCAATGCTCGTGGCGAACGACAGCGCAGTACTACTGCACAGGTTGTAACAGCCGAGCTAGGTGCATCCGACGATACGGTTACACTTACCATTCCCACGTTGATCTACACTGCTAAGGGCGACAACGTTTCTATCGTTGTTTACCGTACACAGGGCGATCCGAACATAATCGGCGGCGCACCGTTGTACCGCGTGAGCAGCCCAGATCCGAGCAGCACTGGTAACAACGCCTACCTGGCGAACGATACAACCGCTAGTACAGTTCCCTTCGTCGATGGCCTAACCGATGCCCAAATCCGGGTAAAAGAACTTGATTACCGGAACAGCGGCGAGTTGGATAACACTGCACCAGAGAGCGCTTCCGTTATCGGCGAGAGCAAATCACGTGTATGGCTAGCCAGGTTCGAGAACAGCAGCACAGTACAGTACTCGAAGCTTAATTCACGCGGACGAGATCAGCTCGAATTCCACGACAGCTTACTGCTTTCTGTTCCCGAGGAAGACGGTGCCGTTACGGCATTCGGTTCGCTCAACTTTCACACGGTAATCTTCAAGGCCAATTCGTGCTATGCCGTTTCCGGCGAAGGCCCGAACAACCTTCGAGCAGGTTACTTCAACCTACCGCAAGTGGTAAGCCTGGATGTCGGCTGCATCGAACCAAGAAGCGTGGTCAGCGTACCGGGCGGGCTTCTGTTCAAGAGCAACAAAGGTATCTGGCAACTGGGCCATAACCTCGATATGAAGTACGTCGGTGCCCCTGTCGAAGACTACAACGACCAGGATATCACGAAGGCAACTCTAGTTCCCAGCGCTAACCACGTCGTGTTCCTAACAAGCTCAGGACGTGCTCTAGTTTACAACTACCTCGTGCAGCAGTGGAGTACCTTCAAGAACCACGCCGGTACCGATAGCGTACTCTGGAACGACGAGTACGTATACGCGAGAACAAGTGGTAAGCTTTACAAACAAGGCAGCTCCTATTCCGACGATGGCGTGCACTACTCGATGCGGTTCGTTAGCGCACCGATCAGCGTTCGCGCACTGCAGGGAAAGCAGAAGATCCGGCACATCCGCCTACTGGGCCAGTACTACAGCCCGCACAACCTGCGCGTAGGTCTGCGGTTCAACCACGAACCGGGCGTTTCCGATCAAGGTACATGGGATCCTTCCGATGGTATTACTATTTCCGTGTACGGCGACGGCGCATACGGAGCTGGGGCATACGGCGGCGACGGTAGCCCAGTCTATCAGGCAAGGTTCAATATGCCACGCCAAGCTTGCCAAACTCTACAACTGGTCATCGACACGACCAACACGTCGGCAGCGGGCCGAGCTATGTCGATCCAGGCAATTCAAATCGAAGTAGGAATAGAGCGCGATTCGGGAGAACTCTCGGTAGATCGTGCGTTCAGCGCAACAGGAGGGAGTACAGAATAATGGGATGGAATCCACTCGCACCACTCTACGGTGGTGGTAAGCAAGTAAAGAGAGGTGCCCAAGCGGCATACGATGCAGTCGATAGTGCTTTCGAGCGCGATACCGATACGCCCGACCTTGATCCAAACAACTTTAACCTGCCAGGGCAACAGCAGCGAGGGCAAGACCTACTGCAACAGGCCGATTTCGCAGCCGGTCGAGGAGCACCACAGGTGGGAACCAGCTCGTTCCGTGGTAACCAGCAGGGTTTGGTGAACATGCTCAACGCTCGGGCAATGGGACAAGGCCCCTCGGTGGCGCAACGACAGCTACGCGATGCCATGGGAAGGAACATTTCCGGGCAGCAGGCACTGCTCGCGACAGGAGGACCAGGAGGAGCGCGTGCGGCTGCACAGCAGGCTAGCCAGGTAGGCAGCTCGCTAGCAGGACAGAGCGCACTACTCCGCGCTAACGAGATCACACAAGCACAGGGCTTGCTTGGTCAAACGTTGCAAGGCGCACGAGGTCAAGATCAACAGCGCAACGTAGCACAATCGGATATGGATCTACGCAGCCGTGGTCTAAACGATGCACAAATCCGAGCACTACGCGAGATGGAACTACGTAATTCACAGCTCGGACTACAAGGCACGATGGGCCTCGAATCGGAGCGTACGCAACGGCGCGGACAAGATCTGGGCGTTCCCAGTACAGGTGAACGGTTTGTTTCCGGGCTAGGTAGTTTAGGTGCCTATATACCCAAGTGGGGCGGAGGAGGTAAAGACTAATGGGCGACAAAATCCAAGGACGAGCTACGTGGGCAGAAGCGCAAGCCGATGCTGATATACGCGCAAAGAACCGTGCGATCAAGAAAAGACGTGCGCAACCGAAGGCCGAGTTCTCCGAGCAAGACTACAGCGATTCGATGGCCAAGGAGATAGCCTACAACCAAAGGCAGGCGCAGCTTGAACAGGCGCGTAAGCTCACAGAAGCTAAGACCGCTGAACGGCAACAGCGCGCAGCACAGTACGACCGTGTAAAGCGTGCACCGGGCGGACCTATCGCCGACCAGGCCGAGTGGGATCGTCGGCAGGCGTTCATTGAAGCCTATGACCGAGTGAACAAGGGCACCGATACATGGGGAGGAGCCGGTTCCGAAGGCGCAGCGCAGCCCATTACCGAAGGCGCACCTAACGCCGATCTATATCGGCCATGGGATAAGCTCACGAACAAGAACTTCGGCCCAGGCGTATCGCGCGATACGGTAAAAGAAACGCTGTTCCAGCATAGAAAACAACAAGCCAAAGCACTTCGCACCGCCGAAGCAGAACGATCACAGCAGGACTTCTGGGAAGGAGTTTGGAGTAGGTTCGACGGGTAATATATGGGAGCACTACGACATCAGTTTAACCCCATGACGGGGCAGTACGAGCTAGTACCGGATATGCCCGTTCCCGGTGCCAACGCCGGGCACTACGACGGCGATGCCGATGCAAACGGCGAGATCACCGAAGCAGCCGAGAACTTCCAAGCTGCCCAAGGCGAAGCTGTGCAAAAAGAGCAGACCGAAGCGCAGGCTAACGAGGAAAAACAGCGCACGTTGCAGAGCAAAGCACAGCGCGCGAACCTCGACGTAGAACGCGCACAGCTCGATGCAGCCGATGCCGAAGCGAAAGCTGGCGTACGTCCCGAACCGGAAGAGCTACTACCGGACGTGAATGTTCCTTCCGAGGAAATGGTGTTCACCGAAGACCAGGTCGAACCGTTCGGTGAAAGCGAGATGGTATTCTCGGAAGACCAAGTTGAACCTATCGTACAACCGCCCGATATCAGCCCGCCCATCGCAGGTAGCTTCGAAGTAGGAGCCGACGAAGAGATGAAGGGAGCGCTTGCAGCAAAGGCCGGTGTCGATATTGGTCGTTCCGAAGATCTGCTTGAAAGCGTAAAGGCCGGTGCCGTCGCAGCCGAGAACCTGCGTACCGAGCACAAGCAGTACGCCGATGAAAAGCGCGCCGAACACCAGGGCAAGCTCGATGCCGTAAGTGAGAAGGCCGATGCAGTGTTCAAGTCTAAACCTAAAATGCCTACCCCGAGCATACTCAACCTTGTTGGCGTATTCCTCGGAGGACTAGTCGCACCCAGCCAGGGAGGTCGGAACACGGCTGCTGAAATACTTACCCGTCGCCTTGAGAAGGAGGTCGATGTAGCGATGGAATCGAGGCGTACTGATCTAAGCACGGTTCGTACCGAGCGCGGCCTAGTTCAAGACGCCGCCACCAAAGCCGACCAGGAGATCTTGGAGCGTGCCGGTCTTATGGGCCAGAGCATTGAAGGGCTTGCCCAGCACATCACCGCACAGGCCGAACTACCGTGGGTTGCACCTACGGTAAAGACACAGCTCGGTGAAGCCGTAGGCCAACTAAGACAACACCAGGGCAAATTGCTCGACCAGTTTGTTAACGTCGAGAAGGACAGGTTAACGCGGACATCTGAACTGGAGATGAAGTACGCTAGCCAAAAGCGTGGTCGTGGTGGACGTGGGAAACCTATGGACGTACAACCTACCAAGAACCAGCTTGCCGAGAACAGGCTTTACGGTTGGCACGGGCGAGCTGTTGATCCAAACGATAAAACAACTTGGCCAGAGGGTGTAACCTTCGAGGACATCGGGAAATACTCTGTTGGTGGTATTACAATTACCGATGGCGACGAGAGCTATTCTGGGCTGTTTGCAGCTAACGCAGACGATGCAAAAGAAGCAAGAACACGCCTTTCCAAGTACAACGAAGTTCGCCAGGCAGCCGGATACCTCGGTGCCGAGCTAGAAAACCTTCGCAAAGCGCAGGGCGTAAGTACGCTATCGGGCATACGGATTGCCGACCTTGGTTCAAAACAATCCGCTAAGGTTTCACGGGCATTTAACACGTACCGTGTTGCACTGAAAGAGCTGTGGGGACTTGGTGCTATCCAGAAGCCCGACGAGCGCCTGATGGATGCAGAAACGGGTTCCGATCCGACAGGTATCAAGGGTAACATAGCTAACATGCTCGACCTGGGCGTAACAGAAGACTTACTGGGCCACACCGTTGCCTCGTCCGAGGAGGCTTTCAAGGTAAAGCTACGACCTCTACTGTTCAGCGGTGGCGAACCTGATAGCGGTGTAGAGATTCACATCGGAAAACCTGAAGTAGGTAAGGTACCGAGGGCTGCCGGTGAGGGAGTTAAGGCAGAAAGCGCCGAGGTTATCGCAGGGCAACTGAACGCACTGGTCGAGCTTTCTAACGAAGAACACGGTATCCCGGCAAGCTTGGCAGCAGAAGCGCCCGAGTTCGACATGGCCGAAGCACAGGAGCGCATTGATCGAATGGTCGAGGTAAACCTAGCCAGCCGTGGTGCAGAAAGCAAGAAAGCAAAGCACGGTGGTATCACAGGCACAGGTAAGGAGAAGTTCCAGTTCGCAGCTCTAGCTAAGACCACGCAAAACCCGGAGCTGAAGAAAGCGCTACTTGCCGCCGAGAAAACACTGAGTGGTGCAGCAAAGCGGGCAACGCTGCAGAAGCTCGAAAAAGCACGCCAGAACAAACACCTAGAAACTGTACCAAGTAAGGGCTTCGGTTACTAAATGGCAGAACCTAAATTCTATACCGTCGAGCGAGCCGGTGAGACCAAGCAGGTCCGTGTCGGGAAACAACTGAAAGCAGCACTCGCTGCCGGGTGGGAACATGCTGGTGAAAAACGTACCGTTGATGAGTTCGGCGTTGAAACAACAGTTCCCGCAGCCGAGGCGGCAAAAAAGCTTGCTTCCGGCGAAGCACGGGGTACCGTTTCCGAAGACGAGATCAGAGCACGGCGCGGTTCCGAGTTCTTAGAAGAGAGCTTTGGCGACGAAGGTATTTCCACGTTCGGTGAAAGCGCACTGAACACACTAACGTTCGGTGCTGCCGCACCCGCGTTGCGCAAGCTCTCCGAGGTTACCTCCGGCGATCC